ATCTGTCATAATTTGTTTAAATCTACCAAGTTCTGTATTTACATTTCCTAATGTTCCTTTTCTAATTGCTTGGTCATATTTTTCTTGAAGTTTATTTTGTTCTTCTTGTTCTATGTTTGCCTTTTTAAGTTCCTCTGCATAATAATTATATCCTGCACCCAATCTTCCTAATTCTGTATTTAATGAATTGTACTTTTCAATTTGTTCATCAGTCATTCCAATTTGAAATTCAGCTACTCTATTAAAGAAATCTAATTCATTAGCATTAGATTGATATAGACCTTTTAATTTTTCTAATTCCTCAATTATTTTTTCAGTTTTTTCTATTTCATCTTTTTGTGTTTTTTTATTAAATGTTTCTTTTAAATCGTTGTAATATCCTAATTGTTCATTTGCATCTTCTAATGATTGAACTTCTTTTTTAATTACATCAGAGGTTGTTAATTCAAGTCCTTCTAATTCCTTACTTCTTTCAACTAATTCTTGTATTTGACCAACTAAAAAAGATACCCCTGCAAATGCAATAGCACCTTTTTTACCAAATAATAATGCACCAATAATACCTGTAGTCTGTACGAATTGAGGTAATGATTTGAAACCTTCTACTGTTGTTCCTAAAGCATCAGCAATAGTTTTAACACTAGGTGCTACTGCTTTAATTAAATCTGATGTAGTAGTTAATGCACCTGCAAAATTTTCACCAATCGCAGTTGCTATATCTTTAATCTGTTGTTCATTTTCTTCTAAGAAAGTATTTAAATCACCAAATTCACCTTTAAGTTCATCAAAAAATCCAGATGCTACATCTTTTTGAAACTTGAAATATTTATCCCCTATCATTGATAGAGTACCTTCTAATGTTGTTGCTAAATCATCAGTGGCATTAGCAAATCTTCCATCACCTGCAAATAATTCTTCAAATCTCGCAACTGTTTCTTCGGCAGTAACTGTCGCACCTGCTTTAAAACCTAATAATGCACGAACACCTCTTTCTCTAAAGATGTCGGCAGATGCAATACCACCAGAAAATGCTCTTTGAATTTGGGTTGCAGTAGTTTCAAAATCCAATCCTGTAACAGATGCTACATTACCAGTAATCTCTAATATTCTATTAAGGTCATTAGCATCTTTTGCAACAACCGCTAGATTACCAGATGCTCTTGATATTTGGTCTAGTGAAAATGGAACTTTAGATGCAAATTTAGTTAAATTATCAAGTGCAATAGCACCTTCTTCTGCAGAACCAAAAAGAAACTTAAAACGAATTTGTAAACTTTCAGTTGCTTTACCTACATCAACAAATGATTTGATGACAGCACCTGCACCTAATCCAACTAAAGCACCTTTAAGACTGAATACAGTATTTTTTACATTCGAAAGATTTTTTTGAACACCAGATAACGCCTGTTTTGTTTTATCTTTGGCGAGAATATCAATATTTAATCTTTTGGTGGACATTATCTTCTTTTACCTTGTAGTTTCTGCTTATTCAATGCTTTTTGTTGTTCCTCTTGTTTTACCTCATAATAGGCAATCCACAAATTAAATTCTTCTACAGGCATAGATAATATCTCGCCTATAGTCTTATGTAATTGTTCTGCTAGGAAAAAGTGAAATCTGAGATGATAATCAGAATTTATTTTTTTTTTAATGTTTGGATATTATCGTTTGAAGTTCCTAAAATTTGAGAAGATACCCTTGCAATAATATCTGGGTCAACAAACTTCTTCATCTTGATTTTACTTTCAAGGTCAAACATTTTTTCACCGTCTTTTGTTTCTGCTTTCTTGACGATTACGTCAATCAATACAGTCAAATCATTATCGTTTGAACCTTTAAAGATTTCTGCTTTTTCTAGTAGCGTAAACGGTTTAACATAAATGGCATCTTCGCCAGTTAGTCCCCATTCTTCAACTTCTATAATTTTAATCTCTTGATGCTTAAAATGATTTACAGCACCTTCAAGATAATCCTTTTTTGGCATTTATAAATTATACAGTTGTTGTGCTTACGCCACCAGAGAATTGTACGTTGATAGTTCTTGAAATAACTCCGTCAAGTGTTACTGCCTGTGATACGCCAGTCACAATTGCTGTTCCTGTGTAGTATGTATCGCCACTGTCTGCACCTTCTGGATATAAATCTAAAGTTACTTCTGAACCAACTGCTAATGCTACTTGCCCATTAGTATCTGATGGGTCATAGTGACATTCTACAGTGCCTGTAGCATCTTTTCTTAATGCTTTATAAGACTTTGCAGTATCAGTCAGTGAAGTATCTTCAACTGTGTCATTTGTTTCGTCAATGGTGAAGCCAGTAATTTCAGCTACTGAATTTGCACCGATTTTGACTACTCCAGATTGTCCTGTTGCTGTTGCCATTCTTCTTGCTCCTTAATTTCGGTTTGTTCTTCTACTATTACATCTTTTTTCTTTGAAGTTCTAGTAGATTTTTTCTCTAGTGAAAGTTTATAACCCTTCGCTAGAAACTTGTCTAGTTCATTATCCCAAACAGTTATACTTCCTAAACCGTTTGGCATAAATATTCTAATTCGTTTAGCCATTATGATGTACCTCTAACAAATTCATAGAATACTCGTACCACAATTCTTACACCACCTAAAGGATATAATGTACCTTCATCAGATGATACTTCTACAATTTTAGTATCTAGTGCGTTTCCACCTCTGGTCCTATCTGTATCTAATGTTTCTTCTACAACTTCAATAAATTCGTTTCTTTTTGTATCTAGGTTAATCTCTGTTCCTTTAACATAACCAACAAGAACATAATCTATTGTACCACTACGCTTACCTGCTGAATATTCACCCATTGAATAATCTTCTCTTACTTCATCACCAGTGGAAATATATAAAGCAGGAAATTGTGTATCTGCTAAATCATCTTCTGGGTCAAACTGTTGTCTGGAAATTTTTTTAAATTCAATCGGTGATGTCACTGCATCTAAAGTATTGACAATATTGACTGCTATATCTTCTCTAATGCTCATAATCCTATATCCTTAAATATCTTATCTGCAAACAACTGTCCAATCTTATCTGCTTCTCTATCGTTAATGCTAAAGAATGGTCTAACTACTCTGCCTTTACCTGCACCTGCTATATCGTGATAAAATGCTTTTTTGTTTGCCTGTGCTTGTCTAAAAAATAATGTTCCTTTACTCGGTGTAATCTTACTTGTTAAAGAACTAAACATTTGTCCTGTATCGGTTAGGTCAACAACACCAGACTGTTTAACTAATCTACGTCTGTATGCTTTAGAATAAGGTTTAAAAGGACTTCCATTAACAGATATACCTTTACGTTGTGTTCTATCTTTAATATTAGATATTTGAAATGCTGATACATTTGCCAATGCTTTCTTAATCGCATTAGGAAACTTTCTTTGAATATTTCTAAATTCTTTAGATAGTTGAATGCTGTTCGTCTTAACAGTTACGGAGGCAACCATTATCTAACTAGGCGTAATTTATGGATAGGTTCTTTTTCATCAACAGTAATTGTACTGTTGTTATCTTCATCGTATTCAATTCCATCACGAAGTATGGCGTTAAATTCTTCTGCATATCTTTGTCTGTAATGTGCCATTTGTACTTGGAATGCGTCAGCACCATCACCGCCTTGTGGGTCTTTCCATTTAGTTAGAATTGGATAAATATAATCTGCTAATGCTTTAAATAAAACTGCTCTTTTGAATTGAGAGGGTGTTAATTTAGTTTCGTCCATTTCAATAGTGGTAACTTTAGTGATATCTCTATAACGCACTGTATGACGATATCTTTCCCACCATTCCTCACGTACTTGGCGAATAACATCATCTTCTGCAAATTGTAATTGTGTATCAAAGTCAGCTACACCATAACCTAAAATGTCTGGTTGATAGTCTTGTAAGTCTGCACTTGCTACTGAAAATGTTGTTGTTGCCATAATAAACCTTTCTAGTGGGTGGGGATAAACCCCACCCTATTCAATCATTAATTA